GTGGTTTCTTGTTCGTTGCCAATGGGTTTTACTCCTTTCCTCCTGCCTTCTTAGGCGGCTTCGCCTTGGACGGCTTGACTGGCAGACAGAGTAAAAGCACACAGTCGCCTTCATCAGGGGAAGGCAGGCCGCGTGCTTTGACGTCCTTTTTGCTCTCAATGCGGAGCTTGCTCTGCTCAGATATTCCGTATTTACGGCCTGAGAGCTGAGCTGCCAGGTCTGCATCGTCCGGCAGAATGAGCTCGACGGGCTTCTCGCGCCCTTCGTCGTCGGTCGTCTGGAGCAGCTTCTTGACGATCGACATCATATAGGTGGTCGTGTCGTAGTAGTAGCGGTGGCGGATGCGCTCGCCGAACTTCACGGGAATAATGGATAACCACCAGAAGCGATCAGGGTCGCCGCGCTTGATCTCGCGCAGGCGGTCGGTCACGCCGCCGCCAACGCCGCCGTCGTCGATCTTGACGGGTATCGCGGTTTCGAGGTGGTACTTGTCCACCAGGGAGCATCCCAGCAGAGCGATCTCGTGCGCTGTCCGCACGGTGTCCTGGCCTCTGATCTTTTGATGGAAGAAAACTTTCTCGTTGACCTTGTACCCAATGATCGTCTTGTCGTCGCCGAAGCGGGCCACGTCGCAGCCGATGTGTACCGTCGGCTGTTCCGTCGGTTCCTGCCAGTCGGTCGCCATGCTCTTTTCGATCATACTCAGCGGGATGAAGACATCCTTCTCCTGCTTCGGAAAATCACCGGCAACACGGACTCGGAACACATCGGAGTCCTCACCATACATGGTGCGGATGCGCTCGATGTACTCTTTCGACACACGGGGGCTATCCCGGTCGTCAACATGGATTGTGTGGTACTGGGTTCGGTTCTTGTGGTGGCTGTCATAGAAAAAGCCGGTCAGCTGCGTGGGGTTTCCGCACATCAGCAGCCGTGCTCCCTCGGTAGACAGAGCACCCAGAACGGGCTCGAAGACTTCATCATCGACACCGCTCGCCTCGTCGATGATGAACAGCATACTCTCAGAATGGAAGCCCTGCAAGGCGTCTGGGGTGTTCGCGGTACGGGCCACAGCAAACCATTCTTCCTTCGCTCCGTTCATGTAGACGCGCTCTTGCGTCCAGGTGATCTCCCGCTGCAAGGCGGGGTTGCTGCGGAGCCACTTCGATATTTCTGCCCAGAGGATGTCGTACAGCTGATGCTGCGTGGGAGCAGTACAGGGGATTTTGGGATATGGCCGTGTGCAGATGAACCAGATCACGGCCCACGCCTCCACCGCGCTCTTCCCGATACCATGCCCGGAACGAACGGAAGTCATGGGATATTTGGCGAGGCTGTTCAAGATCGCCTTCTGGTTGACATCAGGTTTTGCTCCGATGATGTCCTCCACGAAGTCCACCGGATTGTCGATGTAGTACAAGATTGCGTCACTCGTCAGGCCCTTCACCGTTGCGCCTCCTCTCCCATGCCTCTGCAATGACATCCACCAGAGTGCTCTCTTTGTTCTCCACCTCGATCTTGTGCTCGGTTTCTCTCACGATCTCGGCACGGCTCTCGCGCTCCAGCTTCGTGGCCTCCCTGAGCATCGAAACAAGCACTTTTGTGTTGATGCTCTCGGCAGGCGTCTTGGCAAGGGCTTCCAGAGCCTTCTCCTGCATTTTCAGAGCTATCCCTATATGGCGGTCATTCATCTTTCTGGCCTTTTTGACGGCCTCTGCGTGGGCTTTCCGTTGAAGGTCGGCGTCGTACTCGGCAGCACGCGCTACCCAACCGTAGGTGCTGCTCCACCTATCCATCAGCGTTTTACTCTTGCCCAACTGCTGAGCAACGGCCCGGAGGCTGCGGTCTGCCCCCAATCCAGCGTAGATCGTGAACGCCTCAAATGCCTTTGCGCTCTCGCCTTCCTGACGCTCCCACGGCTTTACGTCGCTACGCTTCGGCATTTTGTTCTCCCTCCTTTTGCGGGCGGGGCCGTTACTTAACGGCTATCCATCCGCAGAAGTTCAGGCAACGCCAAAACATATCCACCTTATCGAAGCCAGCAGTCCGCAGCATATCGACGTTCCACTCAGGTTTCAGCGGTGACAGCACATTCTCCAGGCTGCGCCGCTTGTCCATGATCTGCTCTTCCGAGTATCCGTTCCTGCGCTTCATGTCGTAGTACAGCTCGACCATGAGATCGTCCATGTTTTCGCTCACGATCTTTTCCACAAAAACGAAGGCCCCGCCGGGGGTGAGGCTTTCGTAGATGGCCGAGATCATGCTCTGCCGGTATGCCGTCGGCATAAACTGGAGGGACAGCACAGAGAGTACCAGGCTCGCCGTGTCTTTCAGTGGTAAATTTTCCCAGAGATTCCCTGCCCGGACTTCGACGCCAGGGTACTTGCTGAACCGATCTTTGCTCGCCGCGGCCATCGCCGGGGAGTTGTCGATCAGCAGGAAGTCGTTGGTGTCCTTGAACCTCTCCACAAACGGTTCAACGGCCATGCCAGTGCTGCATCCTGCATCCACGATCAGGGTGTCCGGCTGCACGAAGCGCGTACCCAGCTCATGGGAGAGGGCCCGCATGGACTGGTAGTCCGGGATGCTGCGCTCCAGCATATTTTTGAAGCAGCGGGCAACTTCGTCGTTGAACTCCCACTTTTTGCCGGGTTTCACATTATCTTTCACGGTGCTACCTCCTTATTCTCCGCGGGCGGCGGGAGCTTGATTCCCAGGCGGTGCTCGAACGCTTCACGCGCTCTTGCGGACAGGCCCATCTTGGTGCCGTCCGGGTACGGCAGCTCGAACTCGAAGTCCAGCGCAGCAGCCAGGGCCGCCGGGTCAACCTTCGGGTTCTCCGCCTCCAGATACCAGAATTTGCTTATGAGCTCCAGGCGGGTGATCTTTCCAAAGCAGGGGGTGAAGATTTCCCGCATTTCCGCTTCGGTGTGGCCCTTCTGCACCTTCGGATGTTCGCCCAGGTCGCCCAGAATGGTGTTGGGCTCATAGTCCAGGTCAAATGTCAGGGTCTTCTCAGCCGTGAGGAACTTCTTCTTTGTGTTCACGAACTGCGGGGCCTTATCGCTCTGGCACCAGCAGACCGCCATACCGTCCCGGTAGCACAGGGCCGCCGCGATCACCGCGATCTGCTTCCGATCTGCCATGAAGGGCACGCTGTTGAACACGCTGGAGATAAACACGCTGCTGTACGGCGTGCCCGCCTCCACTTCATCCAGGAACCGGCTTGCGATCTCCAGGCTCTTTTCCTTATGGATTTTGTCGCCCATCGTCACGAAGTACGGCTCGAAGGCAGACACATTGATGCCGGCCTTTCTGAGCGTCCGGGTGTTGCTGAGCTTTCCCGCGCCGAAGTCAACGACGCTGGAGCCGTAATGTCGCTTCCAGGTTTCCAGGGCCGCGCCATCCAGGATGCAGAAGTCTCGCCCGTTGTTCTTCGGGAAAACGCCCTTGAAAAATCCATCGCCCAGGGCTGCATTGCCCGCGGCGTCGGTTTCTCTTGTGTTCCGCTCCCGCATGAAGCTGTTGAAACGGAGATCGTCTGCATAGTTGGACTCCATGTCAAAATCCATAGACAGCAGATTCAGCATTGCCGACGCGAAGGCTTCCTGTTCCTTCTTGATCTGGACGCAGGGAACGACCTTCCGACTTGCCTCTGCTGCCGTCTGGAGGCGACCGATGCCGTTTATGACGTTGCCCTCCTCACCGATCACGATCGGCATGAAGGCTCTGATCTTCCGCTCCAGGGATTTTGCGAGCTGCTTTGTGTGGGCGTCGAAATTGCGGTGGTTCGCCTTTGCGAGCTTCACGGTGTCCATCCGGCGCAGCGCATAAACGCAAGGGTAGGATTCCGGGCTGCCCGGTTCGATGTCGGGCAGGGCCTCCGTCATGGCCTGAATGTCCATTTCGTACAGACGCTTCTTGACGATCGCGCAAGTGTCCTGCTTCTGGAGGTCGTTCGTGGCCCGGTTGAACAGGACGTTGACTGCCTTCCGCTCGCCGAGCTCTTTTTCGCTGACGTACTCCACAGGGATTTCAGGGAAGCCCATGCGACGGGCGACGAGCTGCCGCTGGTGTCCGCTCAGAATTTCGCCGTGCTCGTCCGCGTAGATGGGCAGCAGGAAGCCGAGCTTGCGCAGGGACAGCTCTGCCAGGGCCAGACGCTTTTCGTCATTCCGGCGGGGGTTATACTCTGACGCCTTCACAGCGTCGATAGGAACCAGCTTAATCATTGTGCAGCAGCCTCCGTTTCAGTTCCTCCGCGATCTCTGCGCGGTCGAAAATGCCTTTGTCCCGGATGCCGTCCAGGGTGCGGTTATAGCGGACGACCTCGACCTTGAAATGGAGGTGTCCGACTCTCACCAGGGTGGAGCCCAGGGCGGGCACGTCGTCCGCGTCCGCATCCGGCTCCTCGTCCGGCTCTTCTTCGGGGTCTTCTTCCTCCAGGTCTTCCAGGTCGTCGGGTTCTTCCTGTTCTCCGACGTCCGGCTCCTGAACATCTTCAAGCTGCCGGTACAGACGTACCTCGTCAGCATCAAAGCCGGTTTCGTAGTCCAGCACATCGTCGTCCCGCAGCAGATCGCCCAGGGCGTCATTATCCCAGCGGCCCTCAATGCGGTTCAGGGACAGGCACAGCTTCTTTTCCTTTTCCTCGTCGGGCTGGTCGATGATGGAGCAGAGCACTTCTTCCACGCCCATGTCACGCAGCACGGTGATTCTCTGGTTGCCGCCGATGCAGCGCATATTGTGGATGTTCACCACAGGCGGCTCAACCATGCCGTGCTGCTCCAGGCTCCGGCGCAGGGCTTCGTACTCGTCGCTGCCCTTCACGATGTCCTCGCGGGGGTTGTACGGGGGAGGCACAATGTCCTTCAACTTCAAAACCCGGAACTCGGTCTTAAATTTCATCGAACATCCTCCTTCTCAGCTCCTCGCACACAAGCTCCTGCGTAAAGCCGACCTTCTCGCGGACGTCCGCCATCAGGTCTTCAAACTCAACCTCGGTGAGCTTGAAGGAAAATTCACCGACCAGGCACTTGATGCCGTCTGTGGTGTCTTCCTTCTTGTCCTTCAGCTCCGGCTCGTCACCGTCCAGCTCGTCGCCGATCTCACCCAGGAGCTCGTCGATGTCCTTCTGCGTAAAGCCGGTAGATGCAAGGTTCTCCTGCTCCTCGATCAAGTCCTGGAGGAGTTCTGCCAGCTTGCCGTAGTCCCAATCGCCGTCCAGCTTGTTCAGGGCGATGCACAGGGCCTTTGCTTGGGCCTCGTCCATGTCCACGACCACCGCATTGGTTTCGGTTTCGCCTTCCGCCAGCAGGACGCTGAGTCGCTGGTGTCCACCGATCAGGCAGTTGTCCCGGAGGTTCACGATCAGAGGCAGAACCAGGCCGTGCTCTTCGATGCTCGCGTCCAGGGCCTTGTATTCCTGATCTTTCGCCGTCAGCTCGACCCTGGGATTGTACGGAGCCGGTTTGATCTCCGACAGCTTAACAATTTTTGTTTCCACGCCTTTACTCCTTTTCTGTAAATTTTGCATGAAAAAAGCGGGGTGCTTTCGCACTCCGCTTTTCGTTGCCTATTCAGAACATTTTCAGTTGGAAGCATTCGGGCGCCTGAGCCATCACCGGCTGCGGGGTCAGACGCTTCTTCATGAACATATCGTAGGGAGCGGCCTCGATGCCGTAGCGTTTGTACATCGTCCGCGTCTTAGGGTTGCTCTCCACGGCGTAGTAGTGGGCTCCCTTCGGGCCGTTCTGCTCACCATGCTTGGGGAAAATCCAGTTTTTGAGGGCACGTTCCTTGAACACCGGCGGCTCACCGTTGATGTCATTGAAGTACCATTCATCCGGCTGCCAGCCGGTCTTCTTCTTGATGTTCTCCATCGTCTGCCGCATCTGGTAGTCCGGGCGGGCTGTCACTATGATAACGTAATCGTCGCGGATAGCCTCGATCAGATCAGCGCGGTACTCCTCCGCGGCCATACGGCGGGTGAAGGGGCGAAGCAGCCGGGTGTCTGCCTGGTTGCCAACGAGGGTGTAGTTCAGGTCGAGTAAGCAAATATTTTTCATGGTTAGTTATCTCCTTTACATTGCTTCTGTAATAATTATACCACTTTTTGCACGTTCTGTCATAGGTTTTTGAAAAGATGGTGCATATTTTTTCAGCAATGAAGGGAGCCAACCGCCTGTCTACACTCTTTCATTGTGGAAGAGTATACCACAGATAAATTGCACCTGTCCATTGCACAATTTTTGCACCGGCAAATTGCACGCCCTTATCTGAGGGCGTCCGCGCCGTAGAGCCACACTGCAAGCCGCTGTACAAGCCGTTTTCGGTTTCTCCAGACGGTCGAGGTGTCGCACGGAATGAGCTTTGCAACGTCCTCGTCTGGAAGGTTGTCGATGTACCGCCCAACGACGGTCTGATAATAGGCGTCGTCCTGAATGACCTCCAGGGCCCGCTCCATCGTATTGATCTCGTGCTCGTCCGCGGCGATCGTAGCCTGCATATCAGTCAGCACCGCTTCCCAGATTTCCTCTGGGGTCAGCCGCACGCCGGTCTTGATAAAACGGGTAATACTCTTGCTGCGCTCCTTCGGCCCGTACTTCAAGAACTCCTCCAGCTTGTCCTTGTCCTCGGCCTGCTTCTGGAGTAGGGTCGGTAGGGCGTAAAGACGGCGTTCGGTCGCCTTGAACGCATCCTTCGCGGTGTGCCCTGCTGATACGCGACCGGCCTGCACAGCCTCTACGATGATCGCCCGAATATCCTCTGCTTTGTTCATTGGCTTCCGCCTCCTGATTTCTTCCGCCCCACCGGGGCTTTTACTTTTTGCCGGTCAAGATGCCCGCGATCTTCTCGCGGATGGTCTTCGGCTTCGCCTGCACCTTCGGCTCTACGGTGACTTCCTGCTTGCTGCGGCAGGCACAGCCGGTCGTCTGCTGCTTCTCCAGCACAGCAAGGCGGCGTTCCAACTGCCGGATGCGTTTATTCTCCCTCTTGCTCATTGCGTACCTCCTCCAGCTCTCTCACATAGCCCCAACTCTGGGGCGGTCGCTTCGCTTCCACAGGCCGCACACCAAACCGCGTGTTTAGCAAGCCCGTGAACGGCCGCAGCTCGCGCGGATTGTCATAAATTTTCAGGTCGGAAATGTGCCAGCCATACAAGTCTTTCAAATCTGCATAACTCATCCCGGACTTCCATCCGGCATAGTCTTTGACTTGCGGTACTGTGAGACAGCTTCCAGCAATTGCAGATTCGATATCTTCTTTGACGACACAGTATTCAGGGCCAATGCGTCGGATGTCATCGCAGATAAATTCGCCGACAACCATTCCGTCAACCCTGCGGTCGAATAGCTTATGAGACCTATCGTCGAAATATAAATGGTCAACGGCTTTCCAGCAGAAAAATTTTGTTCCTTTCGTGCAATATATGTAGCACTTAAAAGGTTCTTTCAATGAGACCGGTCTTGTCTTACGGATTTCCACTGTTTTCTCGCCCGAAAAGATGCGACTGCACCATTCAGGCCGGATGCTCAGCAAAACGGCTTTACTCACTTTGCACCTCCCCGCCGTCCAGGTCGCCTTTGAGCTGTTCGAGCTTTTCGAGCACGATCTGCTGTACCTCTTCCGGCTTGCCGACGATCTCAACGAGCTGCGCCAGCATGATGTAAACGTCCGCGATTTCTTCCCTGACGCTCTCGTGGGCGACCTTGATCTTCGCACCGTTGCGGTAGTTGAAGGTCACGGCCCGCTGGAGATTGCAGATCGCCTTCGTGAGCTCCGACATTTCCTTGATCGCCATCTGGAGCTGAGGGGCGGTGCCGTACCGATTGATCGTCCGCCGGATGGTATTCAGGCCATAATCAGGAATGGCCGGGATTCCTGCATCCTCGTACCATTTGAGCTTTTCCCGTAGGGTCGCATAGGCCCACAAGATCGTGTAGTGCTCCGCGATCAGGCCATCGATGCTCTGCTTCGGGTCGTCGAAGAGGTGCTCGGTCAGGATTTCGGAGAGCTCCATATCGTTGCAGTCCAGGTCGATGCTGCTGCCGTGGCCCTTGACGAGCTTCCGCATATACTCGGTCAGTGCCATTTCAGGCTGCCGCAGCCACACCCAGCCGTCCTCACTGACGTCGGTGAAGTTGAGGGCCGTCTGAAAATTGTCCACCGGGTTGTCGGTCGTCAGCCTCGGAACGCTCTTGATCTTCTGCTTATCCATCCTGCTCCTCCTTCTTTTCGAGCCGCAGGCAGCGGCCATCACGATACGCCATGCACCGCTCACCGCAGCAGCCGCCAAACCGATCTTTGAAGTTTTCCTCTACGCGGTTTTCCGTGATGCGGGTACGCTGCCTTGTCAGAACCCGCCGGAACGGGCAAAATCTTGTTTCTTTGCTCATAAGTATTCCTCTCTTTCTGCGCTCCGGGCCTCCAGGCCCTCCAAAAACAACGGCACACCTGGAGCGCCGATCTTCACCCGGTATCGCTCCACATCGGCCGGCATAATGTACTTCCTGCCGAAATTGCCCTTCATGTCCCGCCATACCACCCAGGGGATGCGGTAGAAAGCCACGCTTCCGAACGAGCACAGAACGAAGGCTACGCCTCCATACTGCTGCGCACGCTCCAGGCGTTCGGCCTGATCTTTCGTCACGCGATCCTGCATCATCTTCCCGGAGTCCGTGTACTTTGCCTCGAAGTTCACGGCCCTGCCGCCCCACAGGAAGCCCTTGTAGTCGGCCTGTCCCTTGCCGGTATAGTGGGCAATGAACTTCCCGCCGCCCAGGTCTTTGGTGGGCTGCATCGGCTCAGGCGTCTTCTCGATGTCTGCAATCTGCCGCTCGCGGTAGAGATTGCAGGCCGCGCTTATCATCTGTTCAAAAAAGGCCCCCTGGCACCGGCTCACCTTGCCGCGGTAGCTCCGGCGCAGGGCTTCTTGTTCACGATTCGTCATTCAGGTGTGATCTCCCTTCCTCTTCGGTGGCAAACACGCTCTTGCCCCATTCATCCAGCAGACGCAGGGTGAACGGCGTTTCCTCAACGATGCGGCGCGGCGTGACGACCTCTCCGAACAGAAAAATCTCTGCCTGCCGGACTCCGTAATGGCACGCGGGGTTCTCGCGGACTCTCCAGACCGCGGTTCCCAGCGGCACAGGAAGGTGGAGCAGCAGTCCGCGCTCCTCCTCTTCCCTGTACCGCCTCAGCTCTTCCCGATCTGCATCAGCCATCCGACACCTCCGCGCTCTTGATGAACCCACGATCGACCGCGATGCTGCGAATCTTGCGGATGGTGGCGTCACTGACGCGCAGGCCGCTCGTGGTGCGGATGCTCAGGGTGTCCAGGAACTCGTTCACGATCTCCTCTTTGGACGGCGCAGGGGCCGCGCTGCGGGCCTCCCGCTCCCTTTCGAGCAGGCCGTCCAGATACTCACAGATCTGGGCGTCGGTCATTTTGCGGAACTGGACGGCGCGGGCGTGCTGGGCACGCTCCAGGTCGGTCATTCGGCAGTTTTTCTTTTTCATTCTGGTTGTCCCTCCTATTTTGTGGGGAGCTTCCAGGGCTCGATCATGGCCTATGGCCTCTCCCCATCCATCTTTCTTGTTCAAAAGCGTTCTTGCCAACATAGCAAGAGGCATTTTGTTCTTTCTCGCGGGCCTTCTCAGCGATGTGGAATTTTCTCCACGCTGCATACTTCTCGCAAGAATCGTGACAGATCGGGTGCCGGTCGGCACAGTCTTTGCACGGGTTAGTCATTGTTCAGCATGGCCTCCAGGAAAAATTTCAAGTTTTCGTAGTTGTCGCTGAGCACCTTCTCGATCAGGCCAGAATCGCAGCAGGCGACGATGAACGTGTCCGAAAACGTCGTCTGCGCACGGAACGGATTGCGCGACAGCTCCAGGGTACAGATTTTTTTGCCGCTGCTGACGGTGTAGGTCAGCCCGTACCCATCTGCATTTGCCCTGGCAGCCAGCTTCGCTACGGCTTCTTTGATGCTCATTCGTCCGCCTCCTTGAACGTGAACCAGCTCCAGTCGATGATCTTCCCACAGATCGGGCAGACCTCCGGCATATCGCCGGTTTCGTGATCGCACTCCAGCTCCGCGCCGCAGCTGCACAGCACGCGCCCGTCGCCGGTCATAGTGGCCCGCGCCCTGTCCGAGCCTGCGATCTTCACCGTGACGCCGAGCTCGGCTTCCAGCTCCTCGTAGAGCTTCACCAGATGCGAGCCATCGCCGCCGGGGATGGCCCTGCCGTGTTCGTCTAGGAAGATTTTGTCCGATGGAACGGAACGGCTCGCGTGCTTCTTGCCCGCCGTCAAGCTCAGGGTTATAGTCCTGTCCTCGACGTCGTAATTCCACATCCAGCCATCAACGCCGGTGGCGCAGGCCCGACTTCTGAGCTTATTTTCAGCCTCATTCACCGTCATTCTCGTTCACCTCCTTCATCACCCATACCTTGTGTTTTCCGTAGCCAGACCAGGCCAGCGCGTCCTCGTGCGTGCCAGACACGGCCACGTCCAGGTGCTTGCCCTGGATGCCAGAGCCCTTATCCTGCACCACGCGGACGCCGACGCCCTCGATGTAGAGCACCGTCCCGAACGGGAAGATCGACTGATCGGCGGCGACGGTCTGATCTGGAGTAAAGGGAGCGCCACTCGCCGTGATGCCTTTCCCCTCCCCGCAGATGTGCGGGTACTTCTCGCCGCAATACGCGGTACACTCGAACTCTCCAGCGTCTACGAGCTCCAGGCCATCCGGCAGCACGACCTCTGCTTCATCGGCGGCTTTCTGCAAGTCCTCGATCGTCTGTTCGTCCCGCATGGCCCGCGTCTGCCAGTTCTCCAGGCGGCACCTGTTGATGATCTGCTGGCCCTCCAGGTCGTCAATGCGGGCATCCTTCAAGCTGAGCTGTGCGCAGTTGACAGCCTCCAGGACGATCAGCAGGCCCAGGATAGCCTTCATTCTCCATCCCATTCAGCCACCGCCTTTTTGTCTGCCAGGTCGATACCCTCCGGGCACTCCCTGAGCAACTGCTCTCCCCAAACGCCTTTGAGGTTGTCCTTCATGAACACCGGCACGCCCGCGGTCTTTGCATCGGCCGCGATCGACTCTACCCACTCCCGCTTCGGCTGGTGAGCCTTGCTGCCGGGGCCCGTCATAGCACCGATGATGCACCAGCCCACCTTCTTGACGGCCTGAGCACCGACGCCCTCGAAGGGCTGGAGCAGCGGCTCCATGCTGACGAAGGTGTTGTGGTAGTCGCTCCACCAGAAGGAATCCTCCGGGCCGGTGATCGTCGAACCGTACCAGAAGTTCGGCTCCTCCGGCAAAATGCCATTCCGGGCCAGTTCCATATACCGGCTCGGATTCTTTGTCAAGAACAGGTAGGCGTGCTGCGGGGCCTCTTTGCAAGCCTCCAGCACTTCGGCGATCCACTCGTCCGGCACCCAGTCGCCGAACAGATCGGCCATGCTGCACACGAACACCACGGACGGAATCAACCGCTTCCGCGGGTAGTCCATCATGTAGCGGTGGAACGTAGGCAGGAAGCCCATCGGGTAGGGCGTGCTCCGAATGTACTTGCCGGACTCGTCCAGCAGCTTCACCGGTTTCTCGGACACAAAGCAGCCTGCCGCGCCCTCCGCCTCGCTCAACTGCTCGTCTGGCCACTCGCACGGGTGCGGTGCAAAGCGGTCGATGAACCGGCGAGCATAACAATAGCTGCATCCGTTCCGGCAGCCCGTCACCGGGTTCCAGGTGTGAGTACACCACTCGATCTTACTCTTGTGCAGATTCATGGTTAGTTTCCTTTCCTGCCGCTTCCGCGCTGTCTTCCGAGTCCCGGAAGATGTCAGCGGCGGGCTGAACGGCAAACTTCTCTTTTGCGGGGGTCTTGGCGGCTTCCGCCTCGACTGCCATGTCGAAGAGGCTGTACTGCTTCTCCATGAACTGCCGGTATTCCTCTTCCTCCCGCATCTTCTTCAAACAGCAGGGCCCGTACCCATCCCGCAAGCCCTGTTCGCTTGTCAGGATGCCGCCGCACCTCTTGCAGCGGCGGGCCGGTACATTGAAAATGACGCCATCGCTCATTCCTTTTCCTCCGTGCCCTCCAGATCAGGGGCCTTACATAACCCGCATTTGGCAGGGTCGTTCTTGCAACTGTTGTAGCAGCCCCGCCGACGAAACCCGCAGTCGGAACAGCAGACGCTCTTCCGACGCCGATCGCAGTAAAAGATCGTGCAGACGCGTGGCTTATTCTCACTCGGCATTTGGGCCTCCGTTCTCCGGCACGGTCTTCCTCAGCGTGAGTGTGACCTCGCTGCCGTCGCCGGTCACCCACTTGTACTCCATGCTGTCCACACCGTCGGTTTCCCGGATTGCCAGGAAATAGTCGCGGACAGCCTCGACCGCCTCAGTTGTAACGCGATCTCTGTCTTTCCATTCGCCTTTGCTGTTGGTGATGCCGGCATAAATGCCGCCAATCCCAGCACTCACATGAAACCCAGGCATTTTAACGTCCTCCTCCGCCCAGCTCGACGCCTCCAGGCAGTCGATCACAAACCAGACCAGCAAACCGCAGATCACAGCAACGGCCACCGGCACAACGATTTTGAAAAATATGAACTCGATCATACTCCTGCCTCCTCGTACTCGCCGGAGAGAACCAGGGCCATAGCCTCGCAGATGATCGTCACCTTGACGCGCTCCAGATTGTCCCAGGACAGGTCTTTCGGCTTGTCCTTCCGCTGTCCCGCGGTCTTCTGCGTCATCATCTTGCGGAGCTCCATGCAGGCTTCCTTCAATGCCGGATAGTCGGCCTTGAGCCCGCCCATCTGCATGAAGGCCCACATGGTGTCCAGCATGTCGTTTTCCCAGGGACTAGGTTTTACCATTGCTCCCGGCCTCCTGCTTCTTGTCGTACTCCCGGAGAACTTCGAGATCGTAGCCGCTCGTCACGAACCGCAGGCAGAGGTCGTGCTGGATGCCGTTGCCCAGGTAGGTGTAGATCAGCTCCATGTCGGCCTTCGTGAACTTCGTGTCCAGCAGCTTGTTGATGCCGTCTAGGTGTTCATCCTGGAGCTTGCAAGAGCACCCCTTGAACGCGTTCCGGGAGCAGTCCTCCAGGACTGCCGCCTTGAAGTCCCGCTCGTCGCGTACCTGATTCAGCATAATGTACGTGTTGGCCTTCGGGATCAGAATGAGCTCGTTGTGCATATTGACGAATGCTGCCGGGAAAGCTGCCAGGATTTTCCGGGCCCATGGAGCGGCGAGTGCGTCGAACCTGTCGTCCGGCACATCCTCCTTGACCTCCCCGGCCTCGATTTCCCATTCGGGCGGCGGATTGCGCAAGGCGCAACCCCCGGATTTATCAAATGCACATCCACCGCAATTTTGGTCTTTGGACCCGCAGTAGGCTTTCAGCTTGGCCGCAATAGCAACAGGGCTTGTAAAGATCGCGTCCCGGAGATCGTCGTCTGTTCCGATCTTGCTCAGAATCTCGCACGCCCTGTCCTGCTCCTCCTGGTTTGCACAGACGATTACAACGCTGTGGTCGCTCTCGTATGCCTGCCACTTGCCGTCCTCATTGCAGATCAGCACAAGTTCTTTACTCATTCGTCGCGTCCTCCATGATGAACCCGCATACGGGGCAGTAGTTCCAAACGCGGCCCTTGAAGTCTGCTTCGGAAAGCGCAGTATTGCAATTCTCGCAATAAACCGCCGGGGACTCGAACGCGTTGCCGTAGGCGTCCACGGTGATGATCTTCACGTTTTCGTCCCTCACCCACCTTGCGTGCCCGCGCAGGCTTTCGGGGTCAATGGTGGGTGCATCCTGAATCATCTGCGCAATAGCGTCGGCCATTCCGCTGTGCCTTCCGAGTGCGCTCCCATTCGTCAGCCCCATGCGGGACACGTCCTCGTACAGTGCGTTTACGTCGATCGGTCGCTTATCCGTCATAGGGCACATCCTCCATCCTGAATCCACACATCGGGCAAAACGGCGTTTTGAGGCCGCACGGGTTCACCTCGCCACATTCCGGGTTCGCACAGCGCGTTGCAGGCACAGACCACGAGCCGCTTTCCCCGGCACAGACCTCATAGGAGCCTGGAATTTCTTCCCAGTGCGCCACAGGCCGCAGCGTCTTCGGGTCAATGGTGGGCAGATTGCCCAGATCGGACAGCTCGTCGCTGATGCTCTCACAATACAGGATGTCCGCAGTCTTCCCCTTGGCCTCTTCTTCGGCCAGGTCTTTTTTCAGATCAGCCTCCAGCTCGCCGACATCAGCCAACCGGATTATTTTATTTTCCTCAGCCATCTTCATCCACCTTTCTGCTCCCAATAAAGTCCGAAACGCCATAGCTACCATCTGCGCAGCTGTGCATTTCATACATGGTGAGCGTGTCGTTCTCTTTCCACATCGGAGACATCCCGCTTGCTCGCAAAACCTCATTCAGCGTGGATTGCTCCGCGACCTTTTCACTGACCGTGCCGTAGTTGACGAAGACCTGCCCGCACAGACGGCACTTGTAAAGCATCTGGTAGGATTTAGCCATCCTTTTCGCCTCCGTTCTTGCCCATTTTCGGAGCCTCCCGAACATGGTGCAGATCATAGAAGTTCATGTAGAACGCCTCACGCCGTCGGACGATGGGCGCATCCTCCGGGTACGGTCTTGCCGTCTTGAGATACTTCTCCGCGCATTTCGGGCAAAGTGCCTGATTGATCGCAGGAACCAGAGTGACGTCCTGCTCTCCGGTCAGCGCTGATGCACAGAAGTCACAGATCGGAGCCATCATGCCGGAATAGCGGACGAGATCAGGCCACGTCAGCTTGATGTAGCCAACACCGGTCTCCGTGCGGTAAAATTCAGGTTTGCTCATTGCTTGCAGCCTCCATCTGTTCTGCGATCTTCGCCTTAACGTGATCGTAGATTTTGTTTGCTCCCTTGCGGCCCAGGGTGCCGTAGCCAGGAAGTGCGCTGCACATTGCCAGAGTCAGCTCACGCACCCTGAACCATTTGTCGAGCTCACTCTTCATCGGCTCGGCCACGAGCTCGGAAACCGAAACCACGCCTTCGATCATCTCTGCACCTCCGTTCTCACGGGCTCGAACTCGTCGAACTCCGGGTAATACCGGGCCGCCCGTTGGACGGCCAAATGTTCTGCCTCAGCTCCATTCGGAGCCTCGATGCCGCTCCAGCAATGGATGTCGGTGCCGCCTTCATTCCGGCACTCGACGATCACTCTGTACTTAGGCATGGCCTCGCCTCCTTTCCTCGAAGTGTGTTTGCATCAGCTCAGAGGCTCGCGCCGGGTCTTCCAACACGCTGTCTCGGCAGGCCCTCGCGGTCGCCCGCAATGCGAAGAGCTTGCAGTCGGTGGAGCATCCGGGTACACCGTGCGTCATTTTGTCGCAGAGTGCCCGCCGCTGCTCCAGCAGCTCAGTGAGCTTTTTGTTACGCTTTTTCATGATCTCCGCTCCAATGTCCATTCTTGCGATCTTCTCGCCGGTATTCGCTCTCTTCGATCTCGCTCAGGGTCTTGTACCCGTTGCGGCTCCAGACCTGGTAAATGCCGTTGACATAGCCCCAGTTGAGCTTGCCTTGCTCGCGGGCTATGTCGAAGGCATGAGCCAAAATCTGCTTTTTCTCCTGTGGGAAGCTCATAGTCCAGCCGCCGTCCTCGTTCCTTTCCTGCTCTCGTATACGGTGGAACACTTGGCGTTCGTCGTTCTGGTTCGGCTGCTGCCGCGGGAAGAACTCTTCCCAGAGCGTGAGCGTGATCTGCTGGAGCTCTTGTCCCAGGGCCTCGGTATAGCCGAAGTAGGTCGTGATGTCGTCCTTGACATCCCAGAGGAACGAGTCGGGGGCCTCCCGACTCTCTTCCTCCGGCCGCTCGGCGGGCCCCTCCAGGGCCGCAACCGACAACATTTTGTAGACGCTTGGCTTTCCTTTGGCTCCCGCGATGAACTCCAGCAGTCCGTCGTCCACCAGCTCTTGACGGGCAGACAGCACCGTATGAG